CCGCTGTAGAGCACAGTGCCGTCCGGCAGCGTGATTTTGTATTTGATCACTTGCATTGCCTCCCGTCAGCACTGGATGACGTTGAACTTCAAGTTCCGCCATTCGCCGGTCACTTTGGACTTCCATGTTGCGCTGGTCTGGCTCATGTAAGCGGTGCAGGTCTCGGTGGCAGCACTGTTGCCAAACACCGGGTGTGTAAACTGGAAGGTCGGTTTCCCGGCAAAAAGCCCCATCAGGTAAGTCAGTTCGGCATCCGTCAGGTGGGAGTATATAAACCCCCATGTACCGACCTTTTCCCGCACGACCACCCGGCACATGACCCCGCTTTCGTCACGGCCGCTGTCGCTGGCGTCCAAATCGGAAAAAGAAAAGCTGGCCTCAGTGTCCGGGGCCAGCATGGACTGGCCGTCGACTTGGTAACAATCCGTCCTGTACCGCATCTCATGCCCTCCCTGTGATAATTGCCTGTTTCGTGGTGTAGCGGTTGGCTGCCTTGCCGATCTTGGTGTCGCTGATGTCGATGCCGTACACCGCCTGCAGAATATCCAGCAGCGTAGCTCGGATGGCTTCCAGCGCGGCCAGCTCGCCGTCCAGATTGTCCTGCATGACGGCGGCCACCGCCTGCTGGATGGTGGCCAGCGGCGCTTCCACGTTGGTTCCGTGGCTCTGGTCGCCCAGCACGGCCATAAATTCCCGGTTGGGCGGGATCACCGCCCCCTGTGCCAGGTAAGGGATCTGAGGCGCAGTCACATGGCCCAGGCTGAAGCCGATATGCGTTCCGGCGATGCCGTCCGGGAGCCAATCCCAATTGGGAATGTCGATCGAGATGGCATTGACGGCGTCGACGATACCGTTAACACCGGCAACAATGGCCGAGATCATGCTGTTGACGTATCCGATGATCCCGTTTACTGCACCGCGTACCGTGTCCTGGATTCTCTGCCACACACCGGATACCAGATTGCCCATTGCATTCCAGGCACCATTCCAGTTGCCCTGAAACACATTGGTCACAAAGTCCATAAGGTTTTTCAGGACGAAGACCGAGAGATCGATCGCATCAGAGATCAGGCCGACAGCCGTCTGTACCCCCTGGGCCACTGCATTGAACGCTTCTACAAAGTAGGGGCCGAAGGTCTGGACCACCCAGTTGATGAGCGGGAGCAGAATGTTGTTCCAGAAAGTCAGCAAGGCGTTGGTCCATGCCCCGATCATGGCCAGGGTATCGTCCCAGAGCTTCTTCAGGTGTTGGTCCCAGAGTTGCTGCACACGGGCAATCAGATCCGCGAGGATCGGCTGCACCACGGTATAGTAAAACGTGCTCAGCACCGTTTCGATGTTCCGAAACGCTTCTACCGCACCGTCCACAATCGGCTGGCCATACTGCGCCCATGCCTGTTGAATTCCTGCCATGGCTTGCTGCCAGATGGTCAGGATCACCTGCATTGCCGGCATCAGCAGCGTACGGATGGCATCGGTGACGATCCCGCAGGCCCATACGAAGGCATCGGCAAAAATCCGGATTCGTGCCGATATCAGATCCCCCACAATAGGGGCGAACGCCTCCGAAAAGGCATTGAGGATTCCCGGCGCCCAGGTACCGGCCGTGTATGTCAAAAGAGGCTGCAAACCGTTGGTCCACAGCCCCAGCGCCGCGGTCTGGATACCCGGCCACACAGCAAGCGCAGTATCTTTGATTTTGTTCCAGGCTGCGCTCCATGCGGCGATGCTGGGCCCGAGCGCCTGGGTGAATGTATTCCAAAAGCCTTTGAGGATATCCAGCAGTTTGGAAAAGCCTGCACCGGTTTCATCCACAAACCCGTAATCGGGCGACGCCGCTCCACCACCGCCCCCAGAGGGGCCGTCCTCCTGCGGGGCATCCAGCCGGGTGATCTCATCGAACCCTGCCAGGCTGCGGGTCGCCTTTTCGGTCTCTTTGGCCGCGCTGCCGGCAGCGGCGCCATAGCTGTTCATGGCCTTGGCGCTGGACTTCATGGCCGAAAGGCTTTTGCCCGTCAGCATCGAGATAAAGCGCGCCAGGTAACTGATGCCGGTGGCCAGCAGGTTGATGACGTAGGCCAGGGCGCTGCCCAGCGCATCGATGAGCGGCGCAGCGGCCACGCTGGCGGCCCCCTGCAGGTTGCGCAGGGCCTGCCCAAAAGCGTCGGTGGATTGCAGCGCGCTGCCCATCCATCCCACCAGGCTGCTGAGCCCGGACGAGATGATGTTGAACAGCAGCGCGCCGGGCACGATGCCTGAAAGCCGGTTGCCGAAATCCTGCATGGCCTTGCTGGCGGTACCGATTCGGTCTGTTGCATCCGTGTTTTTCTTACCGGCGCTCGATTTTTGGTTGGCATCCGCCTCAGCAGCTGCTCTCTTTTTGGCGGCAGCCGTTTCCCGGGCGGCCCGTTCCTCGGCTGCCTTTGCAGCCTTCTCCTGCGCGGCCACCTCCTTCTGCGTTGCCCGGATGATATTCTCTGTCCTGGTAATATAGTCGCTGTCATCCACCACGCCGATCCGGTTCATTGCAGATGCGGTTCTTCTGTCCGCCTGCGCACCCACTTTCGCCTCCATTTTGGCAAAATAGGATTGCATGGCGTCATCGCCAGCCTGCATCTGTTTGGCCCTCTGCTGCGCAGCCTCCGCCTTCTGCACGGCCTCGGCCTGGGCTTGGGCTGCTGCCTGCTCCTGTTTCAGCCGCTCCACCAGCTGGGCATGCAGGGCGTCCAGCTTTTCCACGGCGGCGACCTGCTTTTGATATTCCGCTTCCAGGTCGGCCGCCTTGCTCTCCTGCTGGTCCAGTTTCTGGGCCAACTGATCGCTCTGGCTGAACAGCTCCGGATTGGCCCCCTGTGTACGGCTGAGTGCAATGTCATTGACGGCTGCCTGAGACATGGAGGGGTATTCCTGCCGCACTGCCGCCCGGGCTTCCGCCTGAGCCTTTTCCAGCCGGGCGTTGACTTCCTCCAGGGCCTTTGCCGTGGCATCCGCTGCCGCCCGGGCGTTGTCCAGGTCTTCGCCCGCCTTGATTTTCTGCTTTCCTGCCTTCTCAATGCTTTTGTCCAGGGCGCCGATCTCCTGCGTGGTGCTCTTGGCCTTGGCCTCCAGCATCTGCAGGTCAGCCCGGGCCGACTTGGTATCGATCCGGGAGTCGATGATAATGGAACCATCCGACGGCATCTCACATCACCCCCAACCGCTTGAAAAATTCCTCTTCCTCCGGCGTGAACCGGTTGACCGTGCCGATCAGGTCGGCGTTTTCGCGGGCGAACTCCCGCTCCGCTTTGTCCAGCTTTTTGCCCTTTGCCCGCTTGCTGCGGATGTTCACTACCTGGGCAAACAGCCCTTCGCCGATGTTCTGGAACGCGCCGATAAAATCCCACCAGTGCAGGTACTCGCAGCGGCGGCAGCTGTACCCCAGCACCTTGTCCACGGCAGGGGCGATCAGCTGCACGTCGGTGTCCCAGTGCACCAGCTCCGGGCGGTGCGGCTGGTCCTGCTGCACCGGCTGCCCCAGGTTGATAAAGACCATCGCCTGCCGCAGCGCCTCGTTGGCGTCGGGCAGGCGCTGCCAGTCCGGGTAGAAGATCTGCAAAAAAGCCAGGCAGCGGGCCTGCTCCGGCAGTTGGGCGTCCTGCAGCGCGGCAAGGGCGTCCAGCACGGCGCGGAAGTCGCTGCGCACCGCAAACCTCTGCCCCGCCACCTCCAGCTCGATGGGCAGGTCCCAACCGGTCACGGCGTTCCGGCAGGCGCGGCCTGTCCGGGCGCCAGGCCGCGGGCGGTGCCCTGATAGGGCGCGGTGTGGTCCGCCATGCGGGTCCGGGCATTCTCTGCGGCAGCCTTGAGGGAAGTCTCGATGATGGGGTAGACCCCGTCCATCACGTTCTCCAGCAGCATACGTCCGTTTTCGGTCATGGCGAAAGCGGACGCCCCGCCAAAGAACACCTGGCTGACCGGAGCGCCGAAGGCATAGTCAAGCGCCTGCTTGATGGCGTCGCTGGCTTCCATCAATACCGGCCACTGGTCGATCTCCGGCGTGCCGGCAGCGGCCAGCGCGTCGATCTTCTGCTTATAGGACCCGATTTTCTGCGCCGCCTGCTGCCAGCGCCCCGCAAAGCCGGGGTCTGCGGGGTTGAACCGCACCACGCCGGCCACATTGCCGTCGGGGTCCCGCACCTCGTAGGTCTTGACGCCAAGGTCAAGCGTGATCTGCTCTGCCATGCGTTATCCCCTCCCTGTTATTCCTTGTCGGCGGGGGTGAAGGTCGCGGTAGCCAGGCCGCCGCCCGTCCCCGGCGTGATGGTCGCGGTGCCGGCGGTGCGGTCACCGGACAGGTACAGGTCAAAGGGCATGCCCACATAGCTCGACCCGCCCAGGCTCTGGGGCACGATGGTGCAGTTGTCGTAGGTGTCGGCCTCAAAGGGGCCGGCGCCGGTGTCCGACAGGAACGCATAGACCTGCAGCACCTTGAAGGTGGAAAGCTCGCTGGTCGCGCCGCGGCGCTCGATGTCCACCAGCTTGGCGTTGAGCTTCTGGCCGGCGCGCAGCGTGTTGGGGTCCATGGTGATCTGCGGCATGGCGGCCGCCACATCGGTGTCCACCTTGCCCAGGATGTCGGTGGTCTGGCTGGCGTCGTGGTTGTACTCGACGCTGGCGTCCTCCACGCTGCGGCCCTGCAGCTCCCACTCCGGGGAGCTGCCCCCGGACGATACGTCCACAAAGGTCATCAGCAGCTTGCGCTCGACCTTCTGGTTTGCCTTGCCGCCCTCGACGGCGATGGGCTTGAAAGTGTCAGGCATTTACATTTCCTCCATTTCGATTCTGATCTGCAGCTGATACCGGGCAGTGCCGGCGTCGGCCTGGTTAATGACGCCCGCGTTGGACGCCTCGATGCGGGTCACCTCGTATCCGGCCACTTCGGGGTAGTTGTGCATCCGCTCCTGGGCCCGTATCCAAGCGGACAGCCGCTCGAAATAATCCGCCGCGCTGACGTTCGGTGCAACGGCCGCCCCGAAGGACAGCCGCGCCTCAAACGTCAGGTTCCAGGTGGCCAGGTCGAAGCCCAGCACGTCGGCGCGGTGGCTGTCGCCGGCGGAGCGGATGGTGTACTCGGTGGCGCCGGCGCCGATATAGCCGGCGTTGAATTTGTTGTTCTTGTCGATCAGCGGACACTCGCTGCGCAGCCAGGCGCGGGTGGCGACCACAATGCCGTTCTCGCTCACTTTGCCTTTCCTCCCGCGGCCGCTGCCGCTTCCTGTACGATGTCGTCTTTGTGTTCGGCCTTCATCCGCTCAAACCAGTAGGCGCCCCGCTCCGGCGCGCCGCGGTAGGTGAGCGGCCGGCCGGTGGGGTGCTTTTTCTGCCCTTTGGGTGAGCGGAACCCAGCCAGTTCCCCGCCCTCAAAGATCGGGAAGTTCGGGCCGTAGATCTTGCCGTAGTAGAGGTAGCGGGCGTATGGTGCGGCGTAGACGATCAGCCCCTGGCCGATGGCCGATCCCGTGATGGCGCTGCGGATCAGGTAGCCGGTGTCAAAGGGCACCTTGGGCGCGCAGTAGCGCAGCACCGCCTTGTCCACCACCTTCTGCACCCGCCCGCCGGGCTGCAGGCCGCGGCGCGCCAGGATGTCGTCCAGGTCGTCCAGCTCCAGGCGGGCGTTGATCTCAAACCCCACTGCCATTGCTACTGCGCCTCCACATACCAGTGCGGGGCGGGTTTGCCCCGATTGTCGTGCACGGCGGTGACGGTGGCCGTCACGCCGCCGCAGGTGATCTTGTCGCCGCGGGCAATGGCCGGCTCGGCGCCGCCGGCGGTCGCTTCCGGGATGCGGCACTTGTACAGGCTGGCAGACTGCAGGCCCTCGCTGGTCACGGCGGCTTTGGTCTGGCCGTACCAGCTGCAGCCCGCAAAGGTCTGAACTTTCTCCACGTCTTTGTCGTTGTCACCGTCATAGGTCAGGTGGGTGACGGTTACGGTCTTGTCACAGCCAAACACCTCCCCACCTCCCTCAGACATAGGCATACCCGGCCACCGCCAGCAGGTTGACCGGCTGGGTCAGGTAGCGCCCCAGCAGGCTGCGCAGCGCGGCTTTGCTTTCGGCGGCGGTGGCGCGGGTCTCGCTGTATCCATCGTTGGTAAAGGACTGCACGCCGCCGGTCTGACCGGCGTTGAAGGCCCCGGCCGCCAGGCTGTCCACCAGCGCGCACTCGCAGTCGGCCAGCGGCTCGGCCATGGAATCGGGCGCATCCCGCGCCCGGCCCATGGTGGCAGCGTCAATGAGATACCCCGCCTGTTTGGCCAGAATGTAGTACCGGTCCTCCGGCAGCGTGCCGCCGTTGGCCAGGTACTGGTCATAGCTGCTATACATAGCCCGCCTCCGATCAGCCGGCGGCCACCTTGCGCACGCGGGTCAGCACGGCGTTGGTGACCTTGTAGCCGGTGTTCATCTCCACCTGCGCCTTGGAGCCGATGAAGTTCTCGCTGTCCACGATGCGGGCCGCCTCAAAGTTGGTGATCACGCTCAGCGTTTCGTGGTAGTACATGACGTACTGCACGGTGGAGCAGTCCACCGTCTTGAGGGTGCCGGTGCTGTCGTAGTATTTGATGCTGCCGGTCAGGCCGTTGGCCTCCACAAAGGTCATGCCCAGCCAGACGCCCACGTTGCCCTCGTCGGCAATGCGGTCGTTGCGGGTGGGGGTGAACTCCTTGCCGGCAGCCAGCAGTACCTGGGCGTAGAAGTCCGGGCTGCACATGACCACGTTGGCGCGGCCCTTGGCCTTGACGATCTCGGCGCGGGTCTTGACAATGTCGTCCTTGACGTCGGTGATGGCGGCGGTCAGGGTGGCCGCGGTGCCCTCCTGCACCAGGCAGCCAAGGCCGGACTGCATCCAGCCCTCGCGGCATTCCTGGGTGGCAGTGGACAGGGCTTCCTCGCCCAGGGCAAAGTCAACGGCGGCCGCCTGCACGCCGTACAGCTTGTAGCTGCGCTGGAAGTTGTTGTTCAGCTGGATGGGGATCAGCGTGTCGGCCACGGCGGTGTCGGTGAAGTCGCGGCCGGGGGTGCCGGGCTCCACGGCGCTGGTGGTGATCTTGTGGACATAGATCTGGCCGGCGGGGCCGGTCTCGTACTTGTCGGTGCAGGTCACGCCGGGCACCAGCACGGGGTTGTAGTAGAGGTTGGGTTCCAGAATGCCGGAATACTTTTCATCCACATTCAGCTGGTTGTACTTGATCGCCATGCGTTATTCTCCTTTCGGGTGGTAGAAGGGGTTGTGTTTGTACTTGTCATCCACATAGGCCTGGCCGGTCTTGGCGGGGGCGCCGCCCTTGCCGGGCACCGTGACGGTGGGGGCAGGCTTGTCC